TGCTTGGGCCAAAATTCATCGAATTTATTCGTGCAATACTCCATATCTGAAAATGGTGGTGAATACCCCATGATGATACTCGAATCACTCGATTCAACACGATGATACATGGTTGGTTTGATATACAATTCATCACCAGGTTCTAAGTAGTGATCGTGTACGGTTATACCCTGTTCGACCAAGAATGTTTTTAAAGTGTCAATTGGCATATTCTTGGTGTATTTGAGGATGTCGAGCTCATTATGATTATCATATAAGTCGAATACCAAGAATCGTTTGTTCCCACACAGGCATATGACTTTATTGTGGCCACAGTCGAAATGTGATTTAAATTCCCAATTTTTAGAACAAACCCTCACCGTATAATGTGGGAGCTGGCGATCGACTTTACGGCGACAACTAGGGAAATGTTTCTTTATCACATCACATAGGGGGTGTGTGTCATCTATCATATCAGTTTTATACTGTAGACGTGCATTCGCATCATCTGTATTCAAAATCTCTCTGATACTCGAGCTTTTGAAATCATGTGCCCAAGATGCATTTTGATTGTCGGTTTTATAAATACCAACTTTATCAATGGGAACATCCTGAATGTTTTCGACATCTCTAATTAGAGAGGTAACATCATGTTTACCCTTTTGTAAGGTACTAATTTGAGTATTTGTATTCATAAGTATAAATACAACACAAACAAGTGTCACTATGAAAACTGGATTCATTCCTAATTCTACATTATATTATTTTTTTGTTAAAGAAATAATGATAGTATAAATATAATGAGTATAGATGTTGTATGTGTCAATAATGGAAAGTATAATGTGTTTGTTATAAAGAATGACGAATATATAGGACCCTGTATCGCTAGGGGGTTTGAATGGGATGGCTGGATGCGTCAAGATGTTTCTATGTATTATAAATCAGGTACAGATATTTTGGATATTGGGGCTAATATAGGATACAACACCCTCATATTTTCAGAGTTTGGACCAGTGCATTCATTTGAACCAGTCTATCATGGAATCGTTAATAAGAATACTGAAATAAATGAGACTAAACACCCTATCAAAGTGTACAACTGTGCGTTATCAAATGAACAGCGTGAAGATGAAATACATCTACCGAGTCGTGGATGTCAATCAGAAACTCTTTTAAACTACGGGGGTACGAGCTTTCACCACGCACCGGATATGAAAGGGGTGGGGGTGCGTGTGAAGTGTGAGAAATTAGATGATATTTACGAGGGTACACCCTCAATTCTAAAGATTGATGTAGAAGGGCATGAATTACAAGCTCTAGAGGGTGCTAAAGAAACTATTACACAACACAAACCTATGATTCTGATAGAAATACACGACTTCACTGAAGATAATGAAGTACATAAATTTATAAAAGACCTCGGATATAATGATCCTATAACTAGACCAGAAGCTATGTTTTTATACACATCCGCTTAGAATAACCAATAACCGCACATGTTATCCGTTTACCCGCATGTCCAGTTGTTAAACTATCACTGTGGTTACCCATACCCAAATCATCCATGTCTTCGTGTACAACTAAAGATCGTCCGATTACATTGGCTTTAGTTCCTCTCAATTTTACCAAACTATCCACCATTCTAAATTTAGCAACACCCCGGGCGTCAAAACGAATGTTTCCTAAATCTCCGACGTGTTGGTCACAAGACATGTGAGCGATTTCAATGGGAATTAAGGAAATAAAAAATATATTCATCTTTGAAATCACTGATATAGTATCAAAATTAAAACAACTTAGGTAGCTAGTCATCACCATCGGAGACGTATTCCTCTTCCACAACTTCATCATCTTCTCCATCCGGTTCAACATCCATCCCTATCTCCTCCGCTTCTTCTTCAGCTTCTTCAACTACTGGGGGGGCATCCTCAACTATCTCACTTTCTTCTATATCCTCCACAGGTTTCTTCTTTTTCTCTCTTTTAACTTTTTTACTAGGCTCCTTCTCAAATATTTTAGAAATAATTTTATCAGCCTTGTTGAAATAATCAATATTCCGTTGATGAGACCTTTTTACCTTATTTAGGAATTTCTCACTAAATCCATGTGATTTATAAGCTTGTAGTATAGCCTTTAGGGGTGCATCAGAAATTTTATAGTTATATTTTTTGTATAAACTGGCAATTGCTGAATTTATCTTTATTCTCACAATACCATTCTTGAGGATGCGTAACGTAACTTGTACACGATCACTGTACAACAATTCGGGTTCAATGTCTGGTTGTTTACAAACAATTTCATCCGCCTTTGGTAAAATCGGTTCAACGTGTGGAATACCTATAGACTTATTATTAGCCCTCAATAACTTCCTATAACTCTCTTCCCTGTATATTGGTCGTTTATGAAAAACAAAGTATTCAGTTGGCTTTGGATTTAAGAGTTTGTGAAGAAAACTATCTACAACCACTGGGCCATAATCAACAGCATCGCGAGTAGGGTCAGGTTCAACACGTGGCAACGGTCTCTTGAACATCTGGTTGTTGATATTCAGAGGGAGATGCCTCTAACTTAGGTGCAAGAAAATAATCAATTTCACAACGAATTAGGTGTTGAGATTGTTGGTTCGTGTGTGTATAATAAGGACCCCAAATCTCGAAAACCTTGCGTTTTTTATCATACCACAGGTAATCAAGTCCCAATCTATGGGTGAGCCAGTAGAACTTCTTACCAGTTTTACCCATAAACGCGAAAATCTGGTCTTCCGAATATTCAGAGACGTCCATTTGGGAATAGTGGGTGCTCGGGGGGTTGTAAGGGGCCATTATTTCTCTTTGATATAGATGCCTCTTTTTGTTTAAGTAACTTGCGTATATGTTTTTGTGAATATACGTCTTTATTATGTTTTTTGTCGTTTTTAGTCACACGCCTTTTAGGTTCCTTGTACTCCATTGTATATTTATTAGATAAATTTGTGGGACTTAGGCTTCCTCCATATCTTCTTCTTCTTCTTCATCGATCAATGATATATCCTCATCACTCGAACTTTCGTCTGAACACTGATAATCCTCATCTTCACTCTCATCAATCGGTTCGTAACCCTTAGCAGTTTGTACATACAACCCAGTGTCTTCGAGTTTTGCTACATCATAAAATCCTGAAACTGAATCCTTACTTACAGCTTCAACAGTGTTACTAAATTGGAAAATACCGGAACGGATTTTTTCGAGAAAATTGACATTGTAGGCATTCTCCGCTTCTTGAACGATACGAGCTAAAATAACACTATCTTCACACTGTACATCAATGATCATGACTATAATTGTCTCAATTTAAATCTTTAATAATAATAATGGACGAATTGAAACGGGTGGGAATCGAATATATATCAAATAGGGAAATAGCATCCAATGATGCTGTTATGTTTGATATAGATGACACTCTCATATATGTAAATAAAGATCCAATTACTCCTATGATCAAACTTCTTTATGAAGCTAAAAAAATGGGTTATAATATTGTTCTCATCACGGCGAGACCGGGTTGGGAAGAATTTGTCAAGATGACTGTAGATGAACTCAATTCATATAATATATACTATGACTATCTAGGATTTACGAGCGCAACCACCAAAACTTTAATGAAGAAAGAACTCCCCTATAATTTCATTCTATCTGTAGGTGATTTAGAAACTGATCTAACTGATTCGATGCACACACTCAACACTTCCAATTTTTCTCACAGTTGAGACAACTCACAAACACCGTCATAGGCTCATCAGCCGACCTTGTTTGCATTTGATAATAGGTAGTCTTTTGGGATTTACACCGTCCACACTTGAATAAACCATCTTGGTTTTTCATCTCACGGGCGTTAGCCTCTTTTCGCATATCCAAGTGAATTTTCTCCTCTATACGTTTAGCATAAGGTCCATCAAACCATAACTTTTCGGGACCCATCTTGATAACGTCAGTCGTTTTCACCTTCTTTTCCCGTATTTGGGTTTTAAGTTCAGGTGACTGTCTAAGATTGTACTGAATCTGTAAAAACTTTTGTTTGTAGATGTTTGTAAATTTGGGGTTTTCCCAAGCAGCATCATATATACGACTAACCGAATGATTTAATATGTTCTTCTCAAGATTCACACATATTACATCATCGTGGGGTAATTCCAAGATCTCTGAAAGACGCTCAATTACAAATTGTCGGGTCGGGTTGTCCATCCCACTTACCATATAAAAGGTCTATTTTTTTAAGCACTTAGGGCAATGGAAGTCCTTCATAGGGATTATTCCTAGAACAGTCTTCCATATTTTCAGGAGAACAGGTATCAAAGAATTGAGAGGTTCTGCGTGCAGGGTTGGAGTCCACGAACCCGTAGCGATAATCAGAACCCTGTGGGCGGTACGTTTCCCTTAAGTACCCTATAGTCAGTAACACAACTACAGTCAAAACAGCAGCAATCAGATATTTTTCGTTGCCTTTACACATTTGTATTCTACATATATTTTTTTTGTAGAGACCTTTTAAGATGACATTGGCTGTTCTTATACATGAGACAGAGTCTATGATTGAGCAGATAGAAATAGACATAGAACCTTCAAAGAATGAAATATTCAAAATTCTTAATGGGAAGGCTACATTTATTGGTCAATGGCCTGAAATAGATGTGGTTATAATGAAACCTGAACATGGGTTAATGACAAATGATAACATCTTACCAAAACCGTTTCATGAGGAAGAGGTTGTTGGTAAGGTATTATTGGTGAGAATGGATGAAAATTCAGAGCCACAGGATTTTACACTAGATGAGTACAATTCACTTTGTTTTGGGGACGAACGCATCCTCGTCTAAAACGGCATTCGAATACTTCATCGAAAGCTGGAAATGTACATAGGCCCAATCAGCCACATTAGAGATTTTTGGACTACCGGGTAGGGGGTTGTCATTGATGGCAGCCTCAACATTGATTTTTTCACCCGTCATCGACTTGGCCATGACACCACCAATCTTCTTGAGCCATAACACGTGGTCCTCGTTTTTACAATCAAAAATTTTTATAAAGTTCGCCATTTATATTACTTAGGATTCTTTTCTATAAGTAAGCGCGCACTCGGGTCTTTTATTTTAGTCCATTTTGGTCTCCATATTTCCGAAATGAGATGGTCATTATCTTGTCCATAAAATTTCCAGAAAATGGTTCTGTACAAAGCTTCTTCCTTCGATATAGGGATGTTATGACCACGGCATCTGTTTTTTGTCAAATGTAATAACGTATCGTCAATATCCTTTTCTGCATACCTCTTAATCTCGTCGACCCAATTTGTACCAACTGCATCACTCATACCATCCTTTCGTCTCCATAAGATTTCATCGGGTAAATACCCTTGAAATGCTTCCCTAAGTAGACGTTTCTCCATGGGATCGATTTTTAAGTTTTGGTTCATGTTCATACAAAAGTCAATAAAGTTTTTATCGAGAAAAGGGACGATTAAATCTAGGCCGTGGGCACCTGCACACCTATCCGCCCGTAAACCATCAAATTGATGAATTAAACGAAGACGACGCATATTTTCACACGCAAATTCATTTACACCCGGTGCGTTATGAAAATAGAGATACCCACCAAGAACCTCATCACTCCCCTCACCAGAGAATATATAACGACACTCTGTATTTTCTTTGATGTACTTACACAGTAACCACATTGGTGTACTCGCCCTAACAGTGGTGGTATCATACGACTCCAATGTATAAATCACATCACCTAGATGTGAAATACCCTCATCAACCGTAAATTTAACCTCAGTGTGATCAGTTTTCAAATAATCGGCCACAACCCGTGCAGCTTTCAGATCGGGACTCCCCTCAAGTCCAATTGAGAATGTCTTGATTTTACCAAGCTTGCGAGTAGCAATAGAAGCAATTAAGCTACTATCAAGTCCACCCGACAAAAGAAATCCAATTTCACGATCGGTTGTAGCAATGCGCTCATGCACAGCGTTTTCGAAAGTTTCTTTCATTTCATTGCGCACATTGGGGTTCTCGATGTGCTTATGCACGTGCCAATATCCTGTATGGTAACACACGAAATCATCTATGTATGAATCATATATGTGCCCAGGTGGGAATATATGAATATCAGATTTCAAATAGCGAAGTGCCTTGGTCTCACTCGCAAAAGCTATAGAGGTTTCAGCATACCGAGTGTAAAACAATGGTCTGACACCAACGGGATCTCGCGCTGCCAGGATACGCTTCCCATCAGTATATAAAATTGCAAAATCACCATTGATGGTATTCACAGTTTTCAATATCCCGATATCCTTGATAAGAGGGAGTAATACTTCACAATCACTCGTACTCATTTCATTACCAGTTCTAAATTTTTTATGATTGTAAATTTCACCGTTACATATCAGCATATGATTCTTTTCCACAAATGGTTGCATGCCAGCGTCAGTTAGATCATTTATACTCAATCTATAAAAATCCATTCGGCACTTACCGAGTGTTTTTGTATTATAATCATCTGGTCCACGGTGTGTTAGGAGATAAGATGGTGTGTCCACTTCCTCACCGAAAAGTGCTAGGATACCACACATACTAGTGTATATCACTTTGTTTTTAAGCTAAAATCCATCCATTCACCAAAGTCGTCTGTTTTCGCAATACCATCCATTTCCTGACCAGACATTGCTATTGATTCTGTGTCAGCCCCAAAATTTACATCAAATCGAAGTATACAATAATAGGAAACATTTGTTCTAGACGCTATCTTGTCAATAGTATTAAAATCAAACGTTTCAATTTCCAGTGAACGTTTTATAATTTTAGGTGTTCCATATGGAAACTGTATCTCCTCCTTTATTTCCAATTTACTATTTGGGGAGGACATATCTAGGGATGGCCAAATTCGATTCCTAGCTCTAAAATCTGCTGCATAATCTATACACTTTATTGCCACCTCCTTTTCCGCGAAGCACACGAAGCGAGGTTTTGAATTAGGATCTACGAGGGTTAAGTATGTGCCATTGTAATTTAATTTTATAAAGTGAAAATCCATATTGTAATATAAGTATAAAAAAAATATCAAAAGAATTTAGATGCGTAAGCTATATTTAATACACCTCTCCATTTTAATACTGTTAATTGGGTATTATGTATATTCGACCATTGATTCAGATGAAGGTGTTACCGGGAGCTTTAAAGAAACTTGTCGAGCTGGCACACGTCTACGGTCTTTCAAGAAGGATATAGATTCCACTTGGGATTCCAGGGGTATAGCTAAATTATTCAATTCTTTAAATATTGAGAAAACCCAAGGTAAACCTGTAGACTCTATTTCTATAAAGACAACATCCCAAGAAGATTTCAATAGTAAATATCTACATGTAAACAAACCATGTATCATCCGAGACATACCAACGGATTGGATCGCTATGAAAAAATGGAGTGTTGTAAACTTTCTAGAACGGTTCGGGAAATGTAAATTTAGGGTGACGGGGAATGATAATAGTCTCAAATATGAATACTTCCATCACTACGTTAACGACCCGAGACATAGACAAGATGATGAACCATTATTTATTTTTGATAGTACATTTGCCGATAAGGGTAAAAAAATGAGAGAACTTTTGGATGAATATGAAATACCCGAGTGGTTCAGGGATGATCTATTCAATTGTCTCGATGAAGATGAAAGACCCAATTTTAGATGGTTGTTGATAAGTACACGTAGAGCGGGTACATCCCTCCACATAGACCCAGTGGCCACCTGTGCTTGGAACACCATGATACAAGGGAAGAAGCGATGGATTCTATTCCCCCCAGACACGTTTAAATCTGAAGATGATTTCGATGCAGGAATTAGGGGGGCGGAGTGGTTTATAAAAGAATACCCAAAATATAAACATTTACCCCACAATGATTTTATACAAAATCCAGGTGAAACTATATTTTTACCCAGTAATTGGTGGCACATAACAGTTAATTTAGAAGATTCTATAGCGATTACACAGAATCTACTCACACATAACAATTTTAAAAAGGCGATAGAGGTGTGTTACGACAGTTTACCCAAGGTGTATATAAAATGGATACGACTCTTGAACGAACAAATGGAAACAGACCCAGACCTTCTGGTGAAAATGGGTGGGAAAATACAAGATCTCAGAACTGTACAAACAATAGATTATTCATCGGATGCTTGGGAGAGTGAAAGTGATGTTGAATAAAACCTAGACCCACTATATATGAACTTTCCAAAAACAGCTGGTCAATGTAAATATGTACTCGCCCTAAGATCCCCTAAACCAATTATAGTGGGAACTGGACCAGCTGGATCAGGAAAGACAATGCTCGCATGTGAACTCGCCGTGGAGCACATTCATCAGACTATGAGGGGTGGGGTGATTCTCACCAGGCCTATCGTAGCTGCGGATGAGGATATGGGGTATCTACCTGGTGACATGTATCAAAAAATGGAACCTTGGACTAGACCAATGTTTGATATATTTGAAAAACATTTCACCAAAAATCAAATGGATAGATCAATTGTTATAGAACCACTTGGATATATGAGGGGGAGAACATTTGACAATACCCTCATCATAGCAGATGAAATGCAAAACGCCACACCCAATCAGATGAAGATGTTACTTACAAGAGTGGGGGTGAATACGAAACTCATCGTTACGGGTGATTTAGAACAATCAGACCTTGGTGAGGATAACGGACTCACCGAACTTGTATATAAAATGCAAGGACTCGACCTCGACTATATTACACACGTACAAATGGGGGATGATGATATCGTTAGACACCCAGCTGTTAAAGAAGTGCTTAAAGTTATGAATGCTTGATGTAGTAAATGACTAAAGTTATCATAGCTCTCCCGGGGAGAACATTTTCTGGGAGGTTCTTGACAAATTTTTTAAATACAGTTATGACTCTCAATAATAGGGGGTATCAGGTAGTTGTTTCGAACGAATACTCAAGCTTTGTTCCATTCTCTAGGATGAAAACCTTGGGACTAGATGTTCTCAAAGGTGTCGACCAAAAACCGTTTGGTGGTGAACTAGACTATGATGTATGGCTCACAATAGATTCAGATATCATGTTCACCCCTGAGCAGGTGATTGAACTCATCGAGGACACCAATGAGCATCCAGTAGTCTCAGGTCTCTATAGAATGGAAGATCTCAAACATTATGCCGCTGTGAGGGAATGGGATGTAGACTATTTCAAAAAGACTGGGTCTTTCGAATTTATGAAGGTGGAAAACTTGGAGAACCTCCCGAAACACATTCCTGTAGCCTATAACGGTATGGGTTTCTTCGCGTGTCGCAAGGGGGTGATAGAAAAGTTGAAGTATCCATATTTTAGTTACCCTCTCATAGAGATTGAAACTGAAGATGGGACGATGGTGAGGGATATGTGTTCGGAGGATGTAGCATTTTGTAAGAATCTCACCGATGCTGGATTTGAGATCACGGTGAATACAAGTATTATTGTTGGTCATGAGAAGACCCTCGTAATCTAAAATCATATACATCTTCATTCAAAACATCCAATTGTGCAGTGAGTCTCGAGACACTCCCCAATGTGTAACTCTTCTCAATTTCATATTTTTTTAATATACCTTTTTGCTCTTCATGCCAGTCAATAAGGTTACAGACTTCCTGATCGATATACGAACATCTCTCAGCAAGTTTATAATCAATGGGTAGTTCATTGAGACATTTTACGATAGATTCTG